TGTATTTCACGAACAATCTGCGTTCTGCCGATTGGATCGCCGCTGAGTATAACAACGGCCATGCGCCTTCCACTTTTGCCGCCGTCTCGGGGCTGGCGCCGTGCTCCGGTAGTTGCGGCGGTGGCGGGGGGGCACCGGTTAGTATGACGCCGATTTTTTGAGGATTTGAATGTGTGCCTGAGAAGTGAAGAAAGGAAGGAGTTCGAGAAGTGATAACGAATCTGAAAATAATGGGGTTCTTGGCACTGACCATATGACTCAAGCCCAGACTCTCGCCCTGGTGCGCCTCCGGCTCGATACCGTCAGGCCGCACGCGGTGCGGCGGGGACGCGGGCGCTGGGACGTGGAGCTGCCGCGGCTCAAGACCTACCGCCTCCAGGCGACGCCGCAGGAGCTGGCGCTCGCGCGCTGGTTCGGTTGCGGCATCGGGCCGCGGCCATCGCCGGAGAGTTCGCTCACGCTTTGGGACCGGGCGGCGCACGCGGACTATTTCGAGAAGGAGACAGAATGACGCGATGCAGTTTTCTGCTTGGCCTGCTCCCGATTGCCGCGTTGGCGCAAACCGCGCCGGCCGCTCCGGTGAATGGCCAGTGCCCCGTGTGTAAAACGCAGGCGCCGCCCTACACGACCGCCCAGCGGCTCGCGGCAGGGTATTGCACCAGCACGGACGGCGGACTTACGGTGGGCCTCTGCGAGTCTGCAAGTAGGGTCACCCGCTGCCTCGCCTGCAATGCCGCCTTCTGGCAGGACGTAGCGACATCGTGAGCCTCCCATGCCAGTCTCTGCCACCAGCACTCTCGTTCGAGCCTACATGGGAGACGCACGCGCCATTGAGACGGTGTTTCGGCAGGCGCTGGGCCAACTCCGGCGCTACGACGGCTCTGGGCGCTGCTTTGCCTCGAAGGAGGAACGATTCACGTGGCGGGTCAGGCACGATCCCGACTGGACTGGTCCAGACCCTCAACCGGGGAATTGGTGGAGTAGAATTAACCAGATCGCCTTAGGGTAAACTGAAGGCGAAAAATGCTTTGCTGTGGGGCTCGATTCCAAATAAAGAGAGAGTATGGCCCAATTTACAGAGACCCTACAGTCGATGCAGAACCGCGTGTGCAAGCAGCGCATCGGCCTGGACCGGACTCTGGCCGTAGACTTCCTTAACGAGAGGTTGCGGCAAATACTCGACCGTAAGCCGGATTGGTCTAGTCTACTGAAGCGTAACCTTCTATCCATCCCGCAGGCATACTCTATTGGGACGATTGCGGTTACAACTGGGTCTACGCTCGTCGCGGGAACAGGCACAAATTGGCCTGTAGATGACGCAGTTAATACCCACATCCAGGAGCCACTACGGGCAGCTAGAACCGTTTGGGTCACTCCCGACAGCACTGTCGGCATCACGCCCAGCAGCCTGCTCTACGTGGACTCCGCAGGCCCTTACCCTGAGACTGTAGCCGTGTTGGACATGATGGCAGGGCGCATCCTGTGCGCCTTTCAATTCCCGCACGAGGCGAACTTCACAGCGACAGCAAGCTCTCTCGTCAATCTTCAGTTGCGTGTCAATTCAATTAACCCAATTTTCACCGTGCAGGCGGTAACGAGCCCCACGAGTCTGTATCTAGACAATCCGTGGGGACAGGTTGGCGCTGCGGGGATGGCCTATCAGATTTTGCTAGCCTATACGCCTTTTGCGGGGGACGTGAAAGAACTGGTTGTCGTTGTGGATAATTTCCAGCAAATCGCGCTCCGGTTGCAGGTATCTCAGGAAGAACTCAACCTGTACGACCCGAACCGAACGGCGACTGATTCTCCCAACTGTATTGCCAATTTGGGGCCGAACCTCAACGGCCAGCAAATGTACGAGATTTATCCTCCACCGTCAATCCCGTACCAGCTTTCTTACCTTTACCATGCCCGTTGGAAGGGGATGAGGCTCCCAGACGACACTCCTCCTGCGGGAATCAACCCCAATGCCCTCATATATGGGGCTCTGGCAGATGCCTTTGCTACGCCTTGCCCTCGCCCTCCAGACATGAAGGATGCGTTCTTCAGCCTGGAAACGGCGAATATGTACCAATCTCGGTTCGAGCAGGCCGTCATCGAACTTATGACTTCCGAAGAGAGCACATACCAGAAGGCCTTTACTTGGAATTTCGCTCAAACTTGGGGAGGAATGGGAATGGGTGCGAACTGGGAGCAATCGCACTCGTGGGAAGCGGCGGCTGGAGATTACTAATATGAAACACTTTCCTTTCCCTGTCTTGATTGCTTTCTCTCTCTTCACGGCGAAAGCTCAGACCATCCCCCAGCCTCTCCAAGTGGTTAGGGTCTACAACGTCACAAGCGCCTCTCAGGTGTTCGACAACCGCTCTACGGCGGCTATGGGCTGCAACTACTTCAGTTACTACGTGAACAGCAACGTAGGGGCCTATACGATCCAGTTGGAGTACAGCGACGTGAGCAGGACTGGGCCGTGGACGCCATTCCCCACAAGCCAGATCACCAACACGTCCTTTGTCCCAATTGGCGTCGGCAACGGGTATCACAATTGGGTGCGCCTCAACACGCTTTCAGGTAGCACGTCTTCAACGCTCTCCTGCTCCAAGGACTACTTCATCACCTCTTCGGCTTCCTCTATCAGCGCCATAGCGGACCCTGGCCTAAACTGCATTCCCTACCGCAGCGGGGCAGGAGAGGCGCGATGCGTGGTTGTCTCTGACATTGCAAACCTCTTTGGGTCGCTGGCCAAACACTATGTTTACGCTGCTCCAGAAAATGCGAACGGTTTGCCTTCTTTCCGTCAAATGTATGCCGACGACATCAGCTTTACACAAACAGGGGCAGGGGCCGTCGCTAGTACGGTAGACGCCAAGCTCAGAGAAACAATTAGCGTTAAGGACTTCGGGGCCAAAGGAGATGGCGTGACCGACGATACCGCGGCTATCCAGGCGGCGCTGACGGCGGCTGGCACTAGTTGTGGGCTGGTTTACTTCCCTCACGGCACGTACATGATGAGCGTGACGGCGGGCAGTCTCACGGGCACGGTGATTCCGAGCTGCGTGGAAATGGCGGGCGAATCCAACACCGGGGCGGTCATCAAGCTCAAGAGCGCGGCATTCAATGGCGAATGGTTCAGCTCTAACGGGACGCATAACATCACCATCCGCGACCTGACCTTCGACGGGGCGAACGCGCCGATTAACAGCGGCTATGGCACGGTAACGACAAACGGAACGGCGGTCACTCTCGTAACGGGCACCCCGTTCTATACAGACGGGACGTGGGCGGGGCTGCCGTTCGTCATCAACTACGTTTACTATACAATCGCCTCCGTGACAGACAGCTCTCACCTGGTGCTCACCGCGACCGCTGGGGTGCAATCCTCCGCCGTCACATACTTCAGCGTGGGGCTCATGTACCAAGTGATCGGAATGGTCAATGCCTCCTACGTCACGATCAGGGACTGCCGATTCGTCAACGTCTTTCCCACGCTGGTGGTCGCCTTCTACGGCGGAGCCGGATTTATCACCCTGGACCACAACTATATCGAGACCACGGCGGCCAGCGGGAACCAGAACGAAGGGTTCAACATCAGCACCGGCGGCCCTTACGCGATGAACGGAGTACGTGTCACAAATAACACCCTCGTCCATACCGGTATGGACCTCAACACCTACGGGGCGCATGTGGAGGGCAACGACATCAGCGGGTGGGGATATGGCGCTGGGATCACCACAGAAGTAAGCGCCCTGTGCGGGTACAACCTAATCTCCAGAAACATGCTCGTTAGCTCGACCGGGATCGACACTAATGCAACCCGTCCCAACGCGATTGAGGACTGGGCGCCTTACGATAGGATCACCGAGAACTTCGTAAGCGGAATGTCGGGAGACGGCATCGATGCGGGCGGCCCCAATACCCTGATCGCCAACAACATAACAATCGACAACGGCTCTAGCGCTCCGGGAGCAGGGTGCGGTATATCGGCGCGCTACGGGAATGACACGTACCAGTGCAGCTACTGCACCTTCACTGGGAACGTGTCCCTTGATACAAATTCCAACCTAGCTCTGGGGACTCAAGGTTACGGATTCTGCATCCAGGCCAGCCCTAGCGGCACGCTTCCGACTCATGTCTTTGTCACGCCGGACAACAACTTCAACCACAATATGGAGAACCCGACGAATACGGTATTAGCCCAAGGTACGGTGACTACCAACCACAACATAATCACCTGGGCTTCCGGCTCGCCGTTTGTAACAAGTGGCCCATGGTTTAACGGGATGACAATTGTCATAAATAATGTGGCCTACTCCATCGGCAACGTAGGCTCCGCCACGGCGCTGGCCGTGAATGAAGACAGCGGGGTCCAGGCCACCGCCGTACCCTACTACGTGCCGGCATTCGATCAGACCAAGGCCGTCTGGGCGCTTTCCCAGGGCGTCCCTCCTTCGTTCCCCTACTGCGTCGCCTGGACCCCCGGTACAATCGCCGCCGGTGCCACGGCATCTGTCCAGGAGACTGTCCCCGGAGCGCAAATGGGGTCCACGATTGCGCCACCCAGTTTCTCCCTGAACGCGGGCGGCGTGCTGTTCTACGGGTACGTATACACCCCCAATGCCATCACCTTCGTGGCCTACAATCTCTCCGGTGCGTCGCAGACCTTGGCCACCGGACAGATTTGCACAACCGTGACCATGCCTCTCGGCTATAGCAACTACTAGGAGCGCCAAAGGATAGAATACCTAAATGCCAGAACAAAGCATCTCGGAACTAACCACACGCCTATCCGTGATAGAAGCAGCAGAGAAGCGAGAACATGCTGCCTTGCAATGCCAGTTTGGGCTAAAACTTTCAGCACTCCAGGCGGAGTTTCTGTTGCGACTTGAATCTGCCTCGCGAGCCCTTGAACTGGCACGAACCGAACTAAGCAGGCGGCTGGAGTCGTTGAACAACGAAGCGGAACGGGTAAAGAAAATCCAGGACACATACGCACTCCGCGAAGTCGTGGAAAACAACTTCAAAGAGATTCGCTTAATTATTGAATCTCAGACCCGAGAGACACGCAGTTACCTTGACCAGCGAGTAGATAAGGTGTGGTCGTCCTGCGAGGCGGAGTTCAAGGATGTTCAGAAAGCCGTCAAGGAACTGAACGATTTCCGTAATAACTTTCTTGGCAAGCAGGCTGTTGTCGCCTTCTTTATCGCGTCGGTGGTCTCTCTCTCCCTGCGCTATCTGATCCCCATTAGAGGAGCAACCCCGTGATGCCACCTGACGGCCAAGACCAGCCCGACAAGGTGGAAGTAATTCGGCGGGTCTTCGGCCCGCTTGATTGGAGAAAACAAATTGATGCCAGATAACGCTTACAAGACGGAGCCATCCCCTATTAAATGGGGCCTAAATCCTGGACAGATTATTACGATCATCGTCCTGGTAGTAGGCATGGCTGCCTCTTGGGGTAGTCTCTCTCAGCAGATTGCTACGCACACCGAAATGCTCGGCAGGATGGCGGTAGACCAAGCCACTATGGGCCGTGACCTCCTCGGATTGCGGGAAGAACAGGCGCGCGTTCGCGGCAAACTGGAAGAGCATGATCGTGAAGATTCCGCGTGGCGCGCGGCTCATCGTCAATACAGATAAAAGAGAGGGTATTATGCAACGTAAACCAGACAACGGCGAGTCCACGTTCGACAAGTTTCGTTCTCCGCAGGCGGTCCCAGTGGAGCCTGAAGGTGAGATCCTTCAACGCATGGCCCAGTCAGACACCTACAACGAAAGCGAACGCAAGTCGATGGTTAGATCAGCCGGATGGCTTGATCGTGAGGCAATGGGCCGGGAACTGTTCAACACGCAGATGAACTCGCCTGGGGCTTCTACGTTCTCCAAGGGCCGGGTGTTCGACTGCCCAGAGCCGGAAACCTCTGAGCGAAAAAAAGGTGCTTAGTGCCGCTTGTCACTCTCGGGGCATTGAAAGCACGGGTTTATTCCAGGCTGGATGGCAACACATTACTTTACCAGCCGTCCGAAGTGGCTAGTGCGCTTAATGAGGCTCTTCAGGTCGTCAACCTCTCCACGGGTTTCATCCAAGGCACATTCCAGATTCCAGGGTGGTCTCAGGCCAACCGAATCTGGTACGACACCCCCGCTCAGATCATCATCCCCCTGCGCGTCACCTTTGAGGGTATGTACCTTCAACCGACGACGCTTTGGCAATTGGGCGCTTCTTATCCCAATTGGACGGCAGACACAACCAGCAGTGTGGGGCTTCCTGTTTCCTATTGGGTCCCGTGTGGTCTGACAAAGTTCGGGATCTACCCCGCTGATTCCCTTGGTGGCTGTGACATCAGGGTAACTGGAGTGATGGAGCCGGTCCCATTGGTGGCCGATACGGACGTCCTTAATCTTCCCAACGAGTACGCCAGCGCCGTTGATTTTCTGGCGGCACATACTCTCATGCTGAAGGAGTCCTCTACTATCTTTGCACACGGATCGACGGACTATCAGAAGTACCTGTCCGTCAACAAGAAGATGACAATTTGGAAGGGGTTGACGCAACCGCGCTACTTCTTACCGGAAGCCCAGCAGGCTAAAACATGACAGATGAATTCCAAGCAAAGCTGATCGCCATGCTCTCTACCCATGAGGGCCGCAAAGCATGGATGTATCCCGATACAGCAGGGAACGTCACCGTGGGGGTAGGGCACATGATCCCCTCGCCCGATGCCGCAACGCAGTTAGGGTTCTCAGACGCCAATCTTGAGACGGCTTCAGAGGAGGATGTCGTCAACGGATGGGGCTTTGTCAAATCCAGCAACCAGGAATACAAGGCACTGACGCTATCAGACAGCAAAATCAACAATCTCCTAATGGGGGATGTGGCTCACTTCTACCTTGTCTTGATCCAGACTTTCCCAAAGTTTGAGTCTTATCCTGAGTCAGCCCAATTGGGCCTCTACGACATGGTATTCAACCTAGGAAGCTTTCGGGCTTTTCCGAGATTTGCGGCGGCTGTGCTGCAACAGAATTGGGCATCGGCGGCGGCAGAATGCCAGCGTGAAGGCATTGGAGCCGCCCGCAATCAGGATACGAAGAATCTTTTTCTGGAGTGCGTATGAGCACGTCGAACCCATACGTCGAGATCTTTCAAACTCGGCTCACGTCGGAACTCTACGTTATCTACAAACAGTGCTCCAATGTTTTGCTTGAAGATGGAGGTCTTACTTTAGGGCTGATTACAGATAGTGAGTTCTACGCTATCGCCAATGAGGTTGTAACGGACTTCTTGAGTAAGACTCAGATCATCAAAAAAGTATTCTGCGTCCCATTATTGGTCGGCGTGGACACGTACACGAAGCCCGATCAACTGGGGGAGATTGACGAAGCGCTTGCGGGGCAGACGCACATCAACCGGACGAGCGGGTTCTATTTGGACAATTCCGACCCTTCGTGGCCGACGCAGTTCAACCAGCCACAGTCCTTCAAGGAAGATGAAGTCCCAGTCAATCAGATCCAACTAAGCCCTATGCCAAACGTGGAAGGAGAGTTGACGTACACCTACGATCAGGGCTATGGCGTGCCCGCCTCTACGTCTGGCGCGGTTGACTTCGACATCCAGGCCAATCCGTCTACCCCTGGTTACGGGGTGTTTGCCGAAGCCATTGGGAATCCATATTTAGAAGCAGCCGGGACTGGGTACGGGGTGTATGCCGACATGGTATGCTCCACTGGGAATCTGACGATGATTGGGAATGTCATCCCGACCGATCCGACGTATATTCAGCTAATCCCCGCTTCGTTCCAGTGCTACTTGAAGTATGGGATACTCTCCAGGATCTTTTCTACAAACAGCGAATTGAAAGACGAACAGAAAGCCACCTATTGCCAAGCGCGGTATGCTGAAGGTGTGAACTTAGCAGGAGCAATTATGGCCAACATCTACACGGAGCAAGCCAATGCCTGATGCCATCACCGTTACTTTCAGAGGGATCGTCGTCGAAGACTTCATGATGGTCACTGTCGCCGGTCCTGCCACTACGACTGTTCTTGGAGTAGGCCCTGGCGTAACCGTCTCTCCCTTCGTCATGGCGGCAAGCGATGCAGGCGCAGCGACGGCAGGAGTACCTGTCGGCGGGGTCTATATCGTCACGTCAGCTCCAGGGAATAGCTACCTCAAGGCCAGAATGAGCTAAGACAACATGGCTGACCTCCAACCTATTTCCCGTGCTTTCCCCAATGGCGGGCTCCAACTGAAGCAGGACCCGGCCCTGTTGGACGAGTCGCATTACAGCGAATTGACCAATGTTGTCAGTGTCCAGGAGGGGAACATCACGGTTAGGGCGGGGAGTCAGAAGATCACCAGGGCTGACGAATGGCAACAGGATTTCGACGAAGCTCCGGTCATCCATTCAATCTCTGCGTTGCACGTAGGGGACTTGGGGGAGGAAATCTTATATGTTGGCGAGGATGTGAACATTTGGTCTCGGATCAACGGCGGAGATTGGAATGAGATTGCAACTGGCGTAGCCCCATCGGACGCTTACGCTCGTCAGAGATTCAGCGCTATCTCCTATTCTGCTGGGTCTAGCGGACTCCCCTACCAGTACTTTGCCTGCCCCAGCGCGATGCTGAAGGATAGCGGGATAAACCCAGCCACAGCTTCGCCGGGACTTCAAAAGTGGGGGATATTGCCTCCAGTGCAACCAGTCCAGGCAGCGTTGGGAGCGTACACGTTACTGCCTCCAGACATGGACGTGGTTTACAACTTAGCCGTAGGCTCAGACATAAGCAGATTGCCCTATATGTCCGTCGCAGAGGCTAGCGGGACAGTCCCAGGGAACATCACCATCACCCCGTCCACTATGTCTGGGATCAACGTGGGGATGCTGTTGCAGATCGTAACTCCGGCTATTGGAGGGGTTCCAGCCTACACTCAATACGCTCCCGTTCTCTCCAGCGATTCGACTACCTTCAGCGTGTATCTGGAAGATATACCCAATGTCGGGGCCTTGATCCAAGCGGCAGAGGATTTAGATACGGACACTGGTTCAAGTGACTTCGTAACGCTTGCGACGATGGACATAGCGCTAGATGCTTCTTTTGACGGAATCCCGTCAACTGGCTATTCCACGGATGATCTTGTTCACATTTCGGTCTACGCCTCAGACCCGGCTCAATATACAGACATCCGGTTTAGAGTCTTGGTCAACAATAGCAACTCCGACTATTATGAAAAATCAATCCTTCCAACTGCGATCCAGCCGCAGGTTACGGGTACGCAGACTTCTACCCAGAACCTCAGCAATATCGGAGCAACCATTCCTCAGAGCGCCCTTAACGACACTCCGTATATCAGCCAGGAAATCACTCAAGCTAAAGCCCAAGCACTGGCTGCCGTATCGGCTGAAGCTGCCGATTCAGGCAACGCAGTCTGGACAGAGATTAGTATTCCAAAGTCTCAATTCCTGGCTGTCGGGAATGCCGGGAACCCGGTATATTCGTGGAAGAATGTAACTGGGTTTCAGGTCGTTTATAAGACCGTTGCGGTCCCAACCGGAAGCCCCGAGCTTGGCATTAGCAGCATTTATATCGCCGGTGGGGCTGGGCCAAACGCGGTTACTACTTCATCGGACTTTCCCCTCCAGCCGTACAGTTACATTTTCACGTTCCGTAACCCCATTACTGGGGCCGAAGGCAATCCCTGCGCCTTGATGATTCCAACGGCGGCGGTGAGCCCGCAACGGCAAGGCGTTGATTTAACTCTCTACGGGACAGACGATCCTCAGATAACTGGGGAGAATTCCATTTCGGTCTACAGGGCTGGGGGCTCTTTTGCTGACTCGTACTATCGGTTTGTCGGCTATGCTGCTAATCCTGGGGCTGGCGAGACTGTCATTTTCAGCGATCAGCAGAGCGACCAGAGCATAGATATTAACAATCTAGTAGACTTTGACAACGATACGCCGGTAACGAGCGCTCTTCCAACCCCAGTGGTAATGACTTCCTCCACTGTGGCTGTAGCCAATACGCTTGCGGTTTTGAACGTAATAGTCACCTCCGGTTCTTTGGCAAGCCTGACCGTAGGGACACCTCTCACTGTGGGCATAAACACGCTGACGCAAGAAACGTCGATCTTGGCGGCTGTGGATGCAGTCGGCGGGACGGTTACGCTGTTTCTCCAGTACGACCATTCGGACGCGGCTACGAACCCGATCACGATCCAAGCTGACGCTATTGCCAACCAACCCGTGACTCTTTCCCTAGAAGCGTTTGATTCGATATTTCTTGCAGGCGATCCGAACAATCCGCATGTCCTTTACCAGTCAAAGACTGGCAGGCCAGAAGCTTTTCCGATCATCAATCTCACAACGAACGTAGCAAACGCCATCAACGTCGGAACCCCCTCCAATTATATCGTCAATATGACGGAGTTCTCTGGCGGGGTTCTGTGCATGAACCTAAACAACCTGTACTACGTGGCTGTGGCGTCTGGCCAGATGGAGGCCCCTATTGCCACCCCTGCCCAAAGGGGCTTGTTGGCCACTAAGGCATGGTGCATGGCAGACAATGAGTTGTGGTACTTGTCTTACGACGGGATCTATTCATGGAGCGGGGGGATGAGCGCCTGGAGAAGCCAAGACATAGACCCGCTGTTCAACGGGCATACGATTGGTCCTTATTCCCCAATAGACACCCGGCCTCATCTTGGGACGGCAGGCGCAGACGTAGTTACGATGGAGTACAACGACAACGAGGTGTTCGTCTCCTACCTGGACACCCTTGGCGTCCCACACCGTCTCAGATACCATACGAAGTTCAAAAGATGGAGCATTGAGGACTTAAGTGACATTCTAGCCAACGGAGCCCCTGTTGGAATAACGGCTCAGTTCAACGACAAGACGACAGGAATCCTCTATGCGGCTAAAAGCCCAAACACATTCGCCTTCTTGTACGAAGAGAAGTCTGGGACGTCCGATGGCTGGGTGGATACACCGAACGATGGGCAGGCTATCGTCTATTCCTTGACCCCAGCGGCCTTCACGGCGAATGCTCCTAGCGCTAATAAGACATTTGCGGATCTCATCCTGGAGATGAAGTCCACCGACATCGTGACTATCCAGACGTTCTACGACTTCTCGACAACGCAGGATGAGCTTTTCACGATTGATTCCAATCCCAATCGGGTTCGTATCCCCAATTCAATCCAGAATGGATACCACAGGGAAGCCTACGCTATTCAGATAAGGGTCTCTGGGGCCACAACAGGCGGAGCCTCCTTCTATTCGTTGACGTTGAATGTCGTCCCTCTGGCTCAGATCCAAGTGGGGCGTGCTTACGACTGGGACGATCTGGGCTACCCCTACGACAAGAAGCTCTACCAGTTGGTGATGGAGTACGACATCCCGGTCGGCGTGACCGTCACAATGAACATGGACACGATGACCGGGCTCATCGGGACGCACCAAGAGAATCAGGCCGTCCAGACCTTCACGCTGTCTCCGCCGACGACGACGGCCTGGACGACCGTGGGCACGCCCAATCGGGTCACGGCCAATTTCGCTTTCAAGGATGGGATCGTTGCCAAGATGGTCCGGCTCCGCCCGACCGTCAACTCGACGCCATTTAAGCACTTCAAATACGCCTTCCCCGAGTTCAGCAAGTACCCAGCGGACATCTCTCTGTTTACGGAATGGGGTGTCGAGGAATACCCCTACCAGAAAGAGCTTCAGACTTTAGAGCTTGAAATGAACACGGGCGGCGTGGCCTGTGTTGTGCAAACGCAGGGCGACGGGGCTAATCTGGGCTCCCCCTTCACGATCACCACGACCCTGAATGACCGGATGCGGATGATGTCCTACCCGCCTGGGCTAGTGGCTAAGAACCTGAGGCTTGTTTTCATTCCGGGGACGAATGGCTATTCGCAGCACTTCAATCACAAGTTCGGCTACGTTCAATATCCGCCCGACAGCCAGCAATTCGCGGAGTGGAACGACATGGGATACCCAGGCGACAAGGTGCTCCGCACGCTCAACCTGGAGATGAACACCAACAGCGTTCCTTGCTCTGTCCAAGTGCAGGGGGACGGGGTGAACCTTGGCCCACCGTTCACGGTGACGACCAGCTATCCCACGCGGTCGCAGATCCTCACCATGCCCAGCAATATGTTGGCGAAGATCTTCCGGCTGATCCTGACTCCAGGCGCAGGCGGGGTGGCCCAGTATTTCAAACACTCCTTCGACTTCTGGAAGGAGCCGATGGCCGTCACGCACTGGGATAGCTACGAGTTCAACTTCGGATACAACGGGTACAACTTCGTCAAGCAAGTGTGGCTGGAGTACACCTGCCCAAACCCGATCCTTCTGACCTTCTTCGGGGACTACGGCGAGCCGTTCTACCAGATCACGCTGCCTGCGCACCCACAGCGCGACATCGAACGGTTCTACCTGCCCGCTTCGACGGTGGATGATGACGGAGAGACGAGTCTGAACAAGAGCAAGCGGAAGCGGTTCACTATTGACGTGGTGCAGTCTACTGGCGGAGGGACAGTTGCTTGACGATCTCTTCTATCTGCGCTTCTAACCGCCCAGCGCTCATTCCTGGCGTCATCTCACAGTGGCGAGCGCAGAGCTATGCCGACCGCGAGTTGGTTGTCGTGCAGAATGCCGACGAGTCCACAGCCCCGCTGCCGACCGGGATGGAATTGGTTGTCATGCCTGCCGGGACGCTGCTGGGAGCTAAGCTCAACGCGGGCATCGCGGCGGCGAAGGGCGACCTGCTGCACAAGTGGGACGATGACGACTTGTATGCCCCCGGCTTCCTGGCTCGCGGCGTGGCGGCGCTCGCGGATGGGAAGACAGACTTTTGCACCTGGACTCGCAACCTGATCCAGTTCCCCGACGAGATGCGGGTGATCTCCTGGTTCGGCGTAGGCGGCAGTTCGATTTTCACGCGCAAGCTCGCGGCAAAGTGCCCCTACCGCAATGTGGCGTCTGACGTGGACGGAGGTCTTGTCCAAGACATGCGGAGGGCCGGATTTAGGGCAATCGGAGTGAGCGATTCCCCTACGCTGTTCACATACGTCCGGGATGGAAACAACCTCTGGAAGTCGATGTCGTGGGGTGAGAGCGTTGACGAATACTTGAAGCGTTGCTCGTCGCCATGGAGGGGGCAGTAATGCCTGTCGTACCGGGAAGCACAACCCTCACCGGAAGCACATTCGAGATCGACTTGGGGTCTCCATCGTCCTTCGATTCCGTCACCTATACGGATAGCGGATCAACTGGAGTTCTAGTCAGTGTCCTAGTCAACGAGCACATCTTTGGGGACGGGACGGTCTACGCCTTTAGTTATGCCGGGTTTGCGTACACCGTCGATGGGGTGGCCTACGTTCCAGTTGGCCCGTTCAACGAAGATCCCATCGACCAACCAGTCACGCCGGATACCTACGGCCAATGGTGGCTGACCGCGCGCTCCAAGAGGCGCTACGTCAAAGTTAGCATCTTCGGCGGTTCCCCGCCTTACGGCTCAGTGAGTATCGGGCAGGGCGTTCCCGCGCCACCTCCTCCACCCGTTCTGAATCCAGCGCCAACCGATCAGGCGAACCCTGCGATCATGGCGGGTGGTCTTTCAGCATCCTGGGTAGGCCCCATCCCATATAGGGGGATGCTCTATGTCATCCAGATGGACGACAGCGCGACTGTTCGCATCTACCAGTTCAATACGGACGGAACTGGTTGGGCGGTCGTGGGCGATCCCTGCCCCATCGTCGGCAACTACGGCGAAGGCAGTGCGACTCCGTGGTGGGACGGCGACCACACGATTACGCTCGCTGCGATAGATGGCGGCTCGGGAGCCCCGCAGTTGGTCGATTTCGACCTGTCGGCCTCAACGTGGGGCGCACCCTACGGCACGAGCGGGAACCCGGCACTCAAATCGGTTTACGGCCTGTACAAACGTGCGGACGCCTCGCTCTTGCTGATTGGCGAGAAGAGCACAGGGGCGGAAGTTCTGCCCGCCTGCGTGTACTCTTCTGGCGCATGGGGAACATCGTTCGATGTGGCTGCGAACGTGGTGGCACTCGGCTATGTTCAGCCAAGCGGATTGACCGATCAAAACCCCAACCCGCCGAAGTCGTGCATGGACGCAAGCGGCAACGTGTACGTCTTCTTCCAAGCCAAGGGACCCACGACGTTCCCGAGCAGCGCCGGAGCCGGGCCGAACAGTGCATGGTACGGGCGGGCGTTCTATCAGCGTATCCCCGTTGACAATAGCATCCCGGCTGGCGCAGGAAACTTTCTGGACTTCCCTGGCCAAGCCTCCGTGGTTGATGCGGGCGGCGCGTTCCCCACGTTCAAAGACGGCGATCTCGCCTGGAACGTCCACAAGGGCAGTCTCACGGGGCAATCGTACCGCGACAGGGGCGGCGATTGTTTCGGCAAGCCCACGTTCATCGGCGACAAGCTCATCGTTCCGATTCGGCGCAAGATCCCTGGAAGCTCGGGATTCTATGACGCGAACACCGATGAGCAATTGAACACCTACTGCACGCTGCTGGTCGGGAACGGCTTGCCTTCGCCCTCGTTTACCGAAGTGGCGCAGGGCGTCGAACCGGGCACGGCGACGACCAGCCCGAACAAATGCGATGCCGTGGGCCGGGCATTCTACGATCCTGGGACCGGAGTCCTGTCGGTCGTCTATCTGTATTCTACCATCGTAACGCCCGACACTTACACGACCAACAACACGGCCATGCAACGGGCGGTGCAACTGTGCCAGTGCCAGGACGTGACAGGCGATCCCGAGACTTGGGTGTGGACGAGCCTCACAGTCTACGATATAGACAATCCGTTCAGCCTTCCCGCTCCGTTCGGGCTGGATGCGATTTCCAGCGTCACCTTCACACTTTACGGCAGTACGGTCGTTGTGATCGCAGATGCTCTATTCGTCTTCGGCTGCGGGAGCCTGACGGGCAGCGGTGTCCATGTCTTTCTGGGATTGGGGATAGGGCCGCCTGTGCCGCCGCCTCCGCCGCCGCCTCCGCCGCCGCCTCCGCCGCCGCCTCCGCCGCCTCCGCCGCCTGTGGTTGTACCAATCGTCACCTTCAAGCTGTACGCTGACGGCTCACGCATGGAATGGATGGCATGTGGGGCCGACCAGAGATCGGCGTATCAGCAGACAACCCTTTCAACACTGATGGCTCCAAGGATCTAAAGTGCCAAACACGAGCGGCTACGCAGAATTGAAACCATCCGACCTCCAGGACGAAACCCTCTTCGCCCTGAATCAGAGGATGCGCTATCTATACCAGAAGGTGTCTGGCGTTTACGGACAAAACTCCCCCAATCTGCTCTCGTCCCCTACGCTGGCGACAGCCTACTCTTCACAGCAGACGGCCCAGAATGTATCCCCAAACGAGTTCATCACGAACGCGGTTGCCAATAAGCTCTACGGGATAGCAGCTATCCAGGCGGCAATCAATAGCGGCAAGCTTCAGGTTGGTGGGCCGAACGGCCAACAGGTAGCGCAGGCGGCGCTTTTCACGATCATCACCCTAGCGCAGCTTCCTACGGCTGGGACGCTGGCTACAAATGCCGACAATGCCGGGATGACGTTCTTCATCAGCGACTACTACCACTGGCTCCAATTCAACGGGACAGGGTATCAGTGGCACCCGTGGGAGTCGGACGGGTCGGCCTATTACCGGCTGGCGGATGCTCCCCCCAATTGGGGCAGATGGGCTTCGGTCAGCGGCGGAGGGACAGCCGCCTTCCTGCAATCTAACGGGACGTTGGGGTTGGCCACTATGGCAACAGTGACAGCGGGGTTCTTTACGGGAGTGTGGTTCCGCCAATGACACTTAAAAAAGATGGTCCGCTTTACGAGATGGGCGATCTGATTGTGGCTCCGGTCTCGATGGACCTTTTGGCCAGCGCGTACCTGACGATGAAGATGGACGGCACGCTCTCTGTGCTGTTTTACGAGTCAGACCCAGGCATCCCGAAGTTTCTAGCCACGCACTCTGATCCCAACGCCATCACCTACGGCTGCTACCTGAAGTCTGGAGACAAGACAAAACTGGTGGGGATTGGACATATCTCTGCGGCCATTGGGAGAGGCGATGGTAGCAAGAAATCAGAACTAAGCTGTGCCTTTTTTGCCGGATACCAGCGTCGGGACATTACCTTCCCTCTATCCCAGATGATGCTGGAGCAGACCTTCGACCGCTACGACATCGACGTTCTATTTGGGACGACACCAGAAAAGAACAGAGCAATGCTGATGTTTATGAAGAACCTGGGGTTTGGGCACACTGCCGAGCCCATCCCTTACTTTACCACCTGGAAGGGCGAGGTTTGTGGGGTCTATGTTTCGTGGATTACGCGGGAGATGTGGCAGGATATTAGCCCCTTCAAGGACCACGATTCCAAATAAAGGAGCGTAACTTATGGGCGGCGACCAAGGACAAGGCCAGCAGAATCAGATCACCCAGCAGCAATTGGGCGTCGAACAACAGTACCTCGGGATGGCGCAGAACCAGCTTACCCAAGAGCAAACATTGACGGCCCCGCAAAAGACGTACAATACCGGAGTCATCAATGCGGCTGAAAGCGGCAACTATTCTAATCTGATCTCTGCCGCAGGCCCCGCCACTGGAACCATCGCTCAAACCGAGAAGCAGGCGCAAGAGCAAATCATGAATTCAGTCCCCGCAGGACCGGGAAGAGACTATGCTCTCGCTGCCTCCAAGCAGGGCGAAGCAACGCAGATGTCCACCACGCTCAACCAGCTTTTCCAGAATGCGCTTCAGTCCAATACCAATATCGGGTTGGCATCGGCGGGCATCGGCCTTCAGGAAACTGGTGCTGGGTTGTCAAGCGCGAACATCGCGAGCCAGTCTAACCAAGCCACCATGAACGCGAATGAACAACAAAAAGCCAGCACAATGTCCATGATTGGATCTATCGCCGGTGGTTTGGGCAGCGCGGCTGGCGGTGGCGCGTTTGGCTCTCTTGGAGGGGGTGGCGGCAGCACGGCTGGGGCAGAAGGACTGATGGGATAGCACACTCACCTTCGATTCTTTAAGAGTAGAGGGCTATAGCCTTGTCCACTACTCCCGTAGTCACGAGTCCACCTCCCGATACTGCCCAGACGACGGCTACTACGGCTAATCCAGCAGCCGGGCCGTTCAGTTCATTCCTTGACCCGTCCCAAATCGCGCCTTCTACCTATCAGGCTTCCCAGCAACGCCCTAGCGGTTATATGGGGAAGCTGGGCAAGGGGGCGATGATAATTGACAAGTTCCTTGAAGGAATGTCCAAGGGCCGGGCAATGGAATATGCCAAGTCGCGGCAGAAAGAAGCGGATATTTATAACCGGATTGGGCAGACAGAGGAGTACGTCCGTAAATCTGACATTGACCCAGCCTTACAGAAGCAGCAAATAGACAAACTAGAGGCCTTGAGGCTTGGGATATTGAGGGATCAGACTAGCCCCGACGCGGCGGGTGGTGGGGGGGATTCTGGGCAGGGCGGCAAGAAGAAGAAGAAAAAGGACGATCAGGATCAAAGCCCCATCGTGAAGTTTTTCCATCAGGCCGCAACCAACATGCTTGGTCCCGGTGCTCAGGCGTCGTCTTTCGACGAGAAGACCGTAAGGGCAACGCTGGGCGACGTGTCGCATGACGTGAGGATGGCGCAGTCGCAGACGGCACAGATTGCTCAATTCGGATCAATTGCTATAAACAAGATAAGTAAAGGGTTGTCGGACGGCACTATTAAGAGCAGGGCGGATATTTTCAAAGATCCAGAACTTGCTCAAATCATGAATGCTTTAGGGAAAACCCCAACCGACAAATTACCTTCTGGTTTAGTTGAAATAATCAAATCCATCCCAGAGAAGGCCGAAACAGCTAAAGTCACCGACTATGGCACAGCCGAAGTGGACGGGAAACAAATCAATGTCGTTAGGACAGACAAAGGATTAGAGGATGGGAAGGGGAATCCAGTTTCTCTTGACAACATCAAGCCGGGAAGCCTTCGCATGGGTAATGAAGCCGCCCCCAAGCCCCCCACAGAGAAGCAGGTTGAGCTTGACCGAGCCTATGCGTCTTGGTCTAAGACACTGGGCAAGGATAAACTGGACGACGGCGAAAAGAGCATCGTTGCCGACCTGGAGAGGACGCCTAACAGCCCACTCAGTATAGAGATACAGGCGAATCTCTTAAAGCAGAAGGGGTCGAAGAATTTAGAACTGGCGAAGAATCAAGCTATTCTACTTACGTCCCAAGAGAGGCAAACGTCAATTGCGGAGAAGGCAGCGAACGCCAGCTTGAGAATTGCCCTCGAAAGAATGAACCTTGACGACAAGAAGAACAAGTACAACCCGAGGGAACTGGACGACGTATCCAGGTCCATCATCAACGATGTTCACGGGGACGGGACTCCGGGGCAGGCGAAAGCATTGGAGGATCTTCGCAAATCAGCGAGCGACCCGAAAGACCCCAAGCGCACAGAGAGCGCGGGTGCTCTTAGAAAAATGGCTCTTGAGAATGTTAGAGATCACCCCGAGTTCTACCAGCACCTAACCGACCAACAACGCGAACAGGTTATTTATCACATCGACGGGATGCCTGTGGATAAGATTGTGGGCAGGGGTGGGAGCGCTTCTGCCGCCCCTGCTACACAGGGTCTTCACGGCAACAATACCGGGGCGAAACTCGGGCAGGACTCCGGGAGAAAAACCGACGACGTTCCGCAGACAGTTTCCAAGGTGAAGTCGCCAGCGGGAGCCGTTCTTCCCAAGGGACAAATTTGGGTTCAGGCCCCAGACGGGACTATCGGCCACATTCCAGCGGACAAGAAAGATCAATTCGCTAAAGATCATCCAGGCTCGGTATTCTAACTATGCCTAGCGATGTGTTTGCTGCGTATGGGGGTGCTGTAGCAACTGCTCCGCCAGATGCCAAGACAGACATCTTTGCGGAGTATGGTGGGAAATCTGTATCTACCCCTAAGCCGAACCTAGCCGCCGC